ACTAAAGAAAGAAAATATAGATGAATTATTTAGAACTTTTAAACCTAGTGAGTTTGATGGAGAAGGAGTTTTATATGGTCAAGGATCAACACAAGGTAAAAACCTTGATGTACAAGCTAACGTAAAGGAACAATAATATGGCAGATATGATACCTATGGGAAAGCTATTAGCAGCAGCAAAAAAAGAATATCCTAGCTTGACTACTGAAGAATTAACTGATTTAATAGGATTGCAAATAGAAGTTAGGCAACAGCAAGTTAAAGATGAGATGAAAAGAGCTAGAATAGGAAAAGCTAAAGGTGGCAACATAAGTGGTCAAATGGAAATGTTTGAAGATGGTGGACTTAAAGATCAAGGTGGTACAATAGACCCTGTATCAGGTAATGATGTTCCTTCAGGTTCAACACAAGAAGAGGTAAGAGACGATATACCTGCACAATTAAGTGAGGGAGAGTTTGTGTTTCCTGCAGATGTAGTGCGTTTTATAGGTCTTGAAAAACTAATGAGAATACGTCAACGTGCTAAATCAGGACTTCAGATGATGGAAGATATGGGTCAAATGGGCAACAGCGAAGAAGCTATTATGCCTGATGATTTACCTTTTTCTTTAGAAGACCTTGACATGGATGACGATGAAGAGTATAATGATGGTGAAATGGATATGGCTCAAGGTGGAGTAGTCTATGCCGCTAATGGATTTGGTGGTACAACAACTAGGAAGTCTGCTTTTGACAATACTGCACAGAGAATACAACCTATGAAATATACTCCTCCTCCAATACCAACATCAACACCTACAGGTGGTTTCACCTATGGGTCACAAGAGGGTGCAAATAAAGGTAAATTAAAGTTCCAAGACTTATATAAAGATGTTGGAGGACCCGATGAATATAGGACTTATGTAAATGATGCTGGAGCAGAAATACAAGTTCCATTTAAAGATGGTAAAATGTTAACTGGTTTTAGACTTCCTGAAGGCTTTAAACCTAAAACAGATAAAGTAGACACAACTACAACACAAAGTGCTAAAACTAAAAGTGCTAGGGTGGAGTCTACATCAGATGGTGGTGACTCTGAAGTATCAGATTTAGGTGGTGCTAGAACAACTATAGGTGGAGTGGATTATGCTGTATCTTATAATTTTGATGGTACAGTTTCTCTAGCTTCTGTGGATGATTATAAGGCATCTGGAAAAGCTAATTTTAATAAAGTTAATCCTGCAATAGCTGATATGATTAAAACACAAGCGATAGGACAAGTAAGTCAATTAGCAAAAGGTCTAGGTTTAAAAACTCTTGCAGTAAATGAATTAGCTAAAAAGATGGGCATGAAAGTCCCCGGAGTATCAAAGATAGAAAGAGCCGTAGTAAAAGCTAAAGATATACAAAAGAAATTTGACAAAGGCATGAGACCTCAAGATATATTTGACATGGGTAAATCTTATTTAGATGATGAGTTTAAAGGAAGAGATAAAGTAGACACTAAAGGTGTAGAAGGATTATCTGAAAAAGATATGAGAGATATTCAAGGTGGGTTAGAATTTGGTAAAGACGATCAAATAAATCCGGGTCTAAGCGATGATTTTATGGATAATGTAGGAAAAGGCATAGACAAGGGAATATCTGATGATTCTTTCAAAGATAGCACACCGACAGTAGACACAAGTAATAACTATGATGATAATAATGACTCAGATGGTGGCACGAGTGGTGGTAGTGACTCAAGCTCTATGGGAGACAGTGGTTATGGTGGAGGTGGTGGATATTCCACAGCTAAAGGTGGCTTTATACCTAAATTAAAACCTAAACCTAAAAAGATGAAGCGAGGTGGATTAGCTTCACGTTAATAATCCACAATTAGAACTAGCTTACTTAACCCCCATAAAGGCTACGTTAACCCTAGGAGAAGAAAATGGCTGAATTAGCTAAAGATGTAATGGTGAAAGATGCTACACCTAAAAAAGCAATGTTTGTAAATAGACCTTATTCTCAAGAAGAGAGATTAAAGAAAGATGAAGAAGAACTTGCGAGGCTCGTTGAAGAGCAAAAAGGTTCAAATGAGACTAGCGAGGAGAAAGAGGAAGGTGAAGCAGAGCCGACTTCTGCTGAAGAAAAAACTTTCAAGAAGCGATATGGAGATTTACGCAGACATACCCAAGAAAAAGAACAGCAATTTCAAAAGCAGTTAAATGACTTAAAAAGTCAGTTAGACAAAGCTACTAAGAAAGAAATGAAATTGCCAAAGTCAGACGAGGATATAGAAGCATGGGCAAAAGATTATCCTGATGTTGCAAAGATTGTAGAAACAATAGCTATGAAGAAAGCTATGGAACAATCTAAAGCTCTAGAAGAACGTGTTAAGCAAATAGATGAAATGCAGATAAATGCTGTAAAAGATAAAGCTGAAGCACAACTACTAAGCTTACATCCTGATTTTAATGAGATAAGAGAAAGTGATGACTTTCATAATTGGGCAGAAGAACAGCCTAAATGGGTACAAGACGCACTATATGAGAATGATAATGACGCAAGATCAGCGGCAAGAGCTATTGACCTCTACAAAGGAGATAGAGGTATTGGTAAGACAAATAAGACAAAGAATGATACTGGTGCTGCTAAAGCAGTTAATACGCAAGGCACAAAGACTAAGATTGATGCTGATGGTAGCAGTAACAAGATTCGTGAGTCAGCAGTTCAGAAAATGAGTGCTAAAGAATATGAATCTAAATCAGAAAGTATAATGGAAGCTATCCGTAGTGGTAACTTTATTTATGATATCTCTGGTAATGCTAGATAAAAGCTTGACAAAGTTTTAAATCTAAGTATAACTATAGATAACTAGAGGTGTAGTATAACCCCTTTTGGATACTTATACTACATCAACACGACTTTAATAGACTACCCAATTATGTGAGCCTACAAAAGATTAGCTATCTAATGTACAACCTCAACGCATGAATGGTCCTTATAAAGTAAAATGACTAAAAGGTAGTACACCTTTTGGTGTACATTAGCTAAATGTTTAAGGAGATTAAAATGGCATTTACAGCAGCAGCTGGATATGGTAACCTCCCTAACGGTAATTTTAGTCCTATTATTTACAGCAAACAGGTACAACTTGCGTTCCGTAAGGGTTCTGTTGTTGACGCAATCACTAATAATGATTATTTTGGTGAAATTGCAAATATGGGCGATTCCGTTAAGGTTATTAAAGAACCAGAAATTACAGTTAAGGCATATTCTAGAGGAACTACTATTACTCCTCAAGACCTTGACGATGAAGAGTTTTCACTTACTATTGACAAAGCTAATTACTTTGCATTTAAAGTGGATGATATTGAAGAGGCTCACTCACATATTAACTTTCAACAGTTAGCATCTGATAGAGCAGCTTACAGACTAGCCGACCAATTTGACCAAGACGTACTTGGTTATATGTCAGGTTATAAGCAAAGTGCATTGCATAGTGCAGCCGATACAGCCAATACTACTACTAACGGTACTGTTGCTGTTTCAACTGCTGGTACTGATGAATTACTAGATTCCATGCAAATAGACTCTGCTGATTTTGGTGGTACAGCAGCCGATGCTGTCACTATTCAGCCAAGAATGCCGGGTGCAACTGATGCAACTCCTGCCGCAGGTGATACATTCCCATTGACTCTTATAGCTAGAATGTCTAGACTTATGGATCAGCAGAATGTAGATACTAATGGTAGATGGTTAGTATTAGACCCAGTATTTATTGAGGTACTAAAAGATGAAGACTCAAGACTATTCCAATCTGATTGGGGTGGAACTGGACTTCAGAATGGTTTAGTAATGAATAACCTACATGGTTTTAAGATATATCAGTCAAATAATCTTCCAAGTTTAGGAACAGGACCTTCTACTACAGGTACTAATAGTTCTACAAACTTTGGTGTTATTGTAGCTGGTCACTCATCTTCAGTAGCTACTGCTGAACAGATCAACAAGACAGAGACTTACAGAGACCCTGATTCTTTTGCTGATATTGTTCGTGGTATGCATTTGTACGGCAGAAAGATACTTCGCCCTGAAGCAATCTGTACTGCAATATATCACTTAGCATAGGGAGATTGATTAATGGCAACCGTAGATTTATCTATATCAGCTAGAGGTAATCACCCAAGAGGTAGAAAGCCTTATATGATACAAAATGAAATCAACTTTGCAACTGCAGCCACTTCAAAAGGTACAGCACTTGCAGCCGCTGATATCATTAAGTGTCTAAGTGTTCCTGCTGAAACTGTTATCCTACACGCAGGATTTGAGGTTACAGCAGTACATGCAGGTACTTCAACCGATACAGCCTTTGACTTTGGTGTCACAGGTGGTGACGTTGATAACTTTGTAGATGGCTTTGACTTTGATGGTGCATCAGTAAATGCTTATGCTCCAACTCCTGCAGCTTATGCGGCTGTAACTGTTGGTGGCACTGCTGATACTATTGACTTGTTATTACAAGCTATGACTGGTACTACAACCGCTGGAAAGATAAGATGTTTTGCGACTCTTATGGATATCAGTGATGCTGGTGACATGGCAGCTAATGAAGTTGATAGAGACACTTTAGCTTAATTTATATATAGGGGAGCAGGGCAACTTGCTCTCTTATCTTTATAGGAATTATTATGGCAGAAACTTACCTAACACTAACAAATAAAGTAATAGCAAGGTTGAATGAAGTTGCATTAACTTCTACAACCTTTTCTAGTGCTAGGGGTATACAAGTTCAATG